AGGTCGAGACGGACCTGCAGCTATCCGCGCAGCAATTCCAGAGGTTATCGGACTCTCGCGAGGCCCTGCGCAGGGTGGGCGGCATCTACAGCGAGTTCCAAGGGCAAAACAGCAACACAACGTCTGGAGTTCAGTTCAACAGCCAAGTTGACCAGAGCAATCAATCGTTGGCCGATGTCTTGGACAACTTCAAGACGGCGCGCACGGAAGTGGGTGAATTGCTGTTGGCGCTGATCATCGCAGACACCATCGGCAAGCCGGAGCAGGTATTTCTTGATGGTAATGGTCTCGTTGAAGACCGCACAATCGCGCTCAACACGCCGACGACCGACGAAGACGGCTTCGACTATCTGGATAACGACGTGTCACGCGTGGCGCTGACGGTCGGCATTGATGATGTGCCATCGGCCGCGACATTCAAACAACAGCAGCTTGCCGCAATGTCTGAAGCGTTCAAGGTGATGCCGCCGCAGTTCCAGAGCGTCACGCTGCCGTTCATGCTGGCGTTGATGGACCTTCCGAACCGAGATGACCTCATCCGCGAAATCAAGGCCGCGGCCGGATCGACCTCGCCAGAGCAAATCGAGAAGATGATTCAGAATGCGGTCGAGCAGGAGCGCATGAAGTCGCACACGGAACTGGAGATCCAGAAGATCAGGCAGCAGCAGCCTCTGATTGATGCGCAAGTCAGCAAGGTGGCGGCAGAAGCAGCCACCAAGGCGGTCGAAGGCTTCTTCTCGGCCACTCGCGCAGCAAACGAAATCGCCATGATGCCGCAACTGGCGCAGTCTGCTGACCAGATTCTCCGGTCGGCAGGGATGCCAGACAAAGACGCTGCGCCACTGATCGCGCCAGTTCCTGCTGGAGTTCCTGCGGCAGACCTTCCGCAAAACACTTCGCCGCTATTCCCAGCAAATCCTGATGTCGGACTCAATGCCGGCATCGAGCAATCAGGAGCATGACAAATGAGCTTTCTACAAGAAACCGCCACTCGATACGGCGCAGTCACAAAAAGCGATTCAACGGTGTTGCAGTTCAAGGCGCTCTATATCGGCGGAACCGGTTCGGTAGTGCTCAAGCAAGCCGGAACTGACGGGGCTGATGTCACGTTTGCCGCCGTCCCCGCAGGCACAACTCTTTATGTGTGCGGCACGCGAGTAATGGCAGCATCAACGGCAACAAACGTTGTTTGGCTTGATTGGTAGTATTCACCAAGCATGGTATAAAACTTCTGCCCGCCGTGATGGCGCGCAATCCGTAACCTGGAGCTTTCCCGAAAGGGCAAGCATTTTGATTTACCCGCTTGCATCTCGCCCGCAGCACAAGCGATATGTGACGGATAGCCCACCGTGATGGTGCGCAGATCCTGTAGATGGAGCGACAAATGAAAGACCTGGATTACTTCATAGCTAACCCTGAAGAATTCGAGAAACTGTCTGATGAAGACCGGATGCTTCTCGCCAACGGCGAGCCGGTCGAGGGCGAGATTGCCGGCGAGTCGCCCGACGCCGATTCAACGACAGCAGAAACCGAAGATCAGGGCGACGAAGGCCAGGAGGCTGAGGGCAAAACAGAAGAGCAAGTCGTGCTGGCGAAGGATGGCAAGCACACCATTCCTTTCGATGAACTGCAAAAGGCGCGCGATGCCGCGGCTTTCTGGCAAGCACAAGCCGAAGAGGCAAAGCAGGCCATTCAGCAGAGGCAAGAAGCGCAGGTTCAGTCTCAGCAAGTCGACCTGAAGGCGCTACGGCGTCAGCTGCGTGATGCTACTTTGCTGGAAGACGAGGCGCTGATTGACGATCTTGAAAGCCAGATCGACGCAGAGCTGGTTCGCGTGGCTCAGGCGACGGCGCAGCAGCAATTCTCCGCTGCAATGGCCGCAGCCAACGAGCAGGCAGAGCAGCGAGCCATTACAAGCACCGCCGAAAGCCTGATCGCCAAGTATCCGGCGCTCGACCACACCAAGCCAACCGCCAACGCCGAAGCAATCGCTGTCGTGCAAGCGCTCAGTGCGATGTACGCCAATGATCGCCCTCGCGCTACAGCGCTTTCTGATGCTGTTGCCAAAGTGGCCAGCATGTTCGGCATGGATGGCGGCAACAGCCAGACCGACCTGTCCGACGCAGCAGCAAAAGCCGACAAGGTGATCGCCGCAGCCAAGGCTAAACCAAAAGTCCCGTCAAGCATGGCGTCCATTCCGTCAGCACCCACTCCGCCATCGGATGAAATGCAGGCGATTGGGCAAATGTCCCTGCAGCAGATGCAGGACAAGATGATGGACATGCCGCGAGAAAAAATCCTCGCGCTTCTGGCCCGCCAGATGTAACACCGAAACAACTCCCGCCGTGATGGCGCGAATTCCTCTACAGGAGCATCAAAATGGGTACTACAACCGTAGCATACGGATCTGACCAACAAGTTAAGATCCAATCGGTCGGCCTCTTCGCGGCTTGTATGCAGCGCAAGACCGGCCTCAATCGCATGGCCGGCAAGATGAGCAAACAAGCCGACGCCAGCGGCAATATCCGCATGGCCTCGACCAACAAGATGCCGATTGTCCGCGTTCAGGAACTCTCGAAGGCCGCCGGCGACGAGGTGACGTTTGACCTCGTCAACCCGATCAAGGCAGTTCCGATCATGGGCGACGAGTGGGCGCAAGGTAAGGGCTCAGTGATGACATTCTCGGCTGACCGCCTGCGCATCAATCAGGCCCGTTTCCCGGTGTCTGCTGGTGGCGCCATGTCGCAGCAGCGCACGCCGCACCAACTGCGCCCGCTGGCTCAAGACCAAGCGCTGTCGGCTTTGGAACGCTTTTCCGACCAAGCGACGCTGACCCACCTAGCCGGTGCTCGCGGCTTTCATGACAATGTTGAATGGTGCGTTCCGGTAGCCAGCCACGCAGATTTCGCGAAGGTCATGGTCAACACGGTTCGCGCGCCGACTCGTAACCGCCACTTTCTCTCGACCGGCTCAGGCTTGGAGCAGGTGCCGACTGGTGGCTACACGATTGCGACGACCGACGTATTCAACACCGACGTGGTCGACGGCATCGCTACCTGGCTCGACGGCATGACGCTTCCGATTCCCGGCGTTGAATTCCCCGGCGACGAAGCCGCTCAGGATTCGCCGGTTCGCGTGCTGATGGTGTCGGCCGAGCAGTACAACAGCTTCGTGCAGAGCACCAACTTCCGCACCCTGCAGGCGAACGCGCACTCTCGGGCACAACTGGCCAAGAACAACCCGGTGTTTTTAGGCGATGCGCTGATGTGGCGCGGAATCCTGATCATCAAGATGCCAAAGCCAATCCGCTTCTACCCAGGCGATACGGTGCAATGGTGCGCATCGACCACTTCGGCGACGGAGACGGCCGGCACGATTCCAGCGCTTGGCTCTGGCTACGCAGTGGACCGCGCCATTCTTCTCGGCGGGCAGGCTGTCGCAGAAGGCTTTGGCCGGCACAACGGCAGCGGCGGCAGCTACTTCACGGCGGAAGAAGTGACCGACTTCCAGAATCAGCGCGAGTACGTCGTCGGAGAGATCGCGGGCCGGTCGAAGATTCGCTTCCTGGTGAATCACGGTTCCGAGCAACAGTACACCGACTATGGCGTTGCGGTATTCGATACCGCTGTTCGTCTGGCCGGTGTCTAAGGAGATTTGACAAATGGCAACTATCACTAAAAAGAACCTCCGCAACGAGCGTTCGCACGCCGGAGCTTTCGGCAATCGTTGGTCGCAGATTTACACCTTCGATACGAACGCGTCTGGTTACTTCCTTGACTCGGACACGCCCGCTGCTGCCGTTGGTATCACTGACGTTGTTCGGCTTGGAATCATCCCTGCCGGCGTTCGACTCTCCGATGCGCTGGTAATCATTTCTGATGCGTCTGCGGCGAGCGTCACTTACAAGCTCGGCTTTGCCTATGTCGACGGCGTTGATGTAACTGCCGTACCGCAGGACGATGATTACTTCATCGTCGCTGGCACGGCAGCGTCAACAGCAATCCGCCAGGTGGCAAACAATACGGCAGTTCGTCCTGTCACGCTGCCGAAAGACGCCTACCTGATCTGGACAAATGCCGGTGCAGCGCATTCGGCCGCGATGAATGTGGACGTCGTTGTCCAAGGGACCATGGTCGGAGTGTAACGCAACACTGCGCCAGCGGCTTATGGGCTGCTGGCGCACTTCAGAGGGATTGAGATGCGAGACACGCAGACAATCGTCTATATCGGGCGCCGCGAGCTTCACAAAGATACGCTTTACGGCACCGGAGAATGGGCGAAAGGACAGCACAAGCTGGTTGACGTCGTGGTGGCGCTAAAGATGCTGCGCCATCCTGATGTGTTTGAGGCTGGAAAAGTCGAGGCGGTTTCTACCGACGTGGTTCCCGCTCCGAAAGCGAAACCAAAAGACAACGAC